AAACCGACGTATTCGATAAGACCGTCAACGCTTTTTCCTGACAGCGCCGTCAGTGTATCGTCCAGCGGCTGCTTGCCCGCAATCATGTTAGTGATAGTGGTAGCAAAATTAGGATCGTTACCCAGCGCGTCAGCCAGTTCTTTCAGCGTGTCCAGCGCTTCCGGCGCAGAACCAACCAACTGTGCCACTTTCGCAGCCACAAACGCTGCCGTGGCAATTTCAATACCTGCAGCTGTGGTTTCCGGCGTTGGTGCTGTTGGCGTACCAGTCAGTGCCGGACTGTCCAGCGGCGCTTTGGTCTGTGCCTCGTCCATGACAGCATGGACCGCCTTTGGCGTGGCTGCCAGCGCTTCGCTGTCACTGTCCGTGGCGCTGCTTAACTTAACGATACCTTTTTTCGTCAGGCTGGCATCTTCCAGGGAAATCACGTCCGCGATATCTTCTGCCCGTTTTGCGGCATCTTCTGCTCTGGTGGCTGCTGCTCCGGCAGCAGTACTGCTTTGCGCCGCCAGTGATGCGCTGGTATCAGATGCGGCGGCGTGAGTGGATGCCTCCGATGCTGATGACGAGGCGGCTGTTGCGCTGGCCGCTGCTGTACTTGCTGACGTTGCTGCATTTGTCTCAGATGTTTTCGCTGCGGCTGCCGATGCGGCTGCCGCCTTTTCCGACGCTGCCGCCGCAGTGACTGACGCACCTGCATCACCGGCACTGGAAGCCGCCTGCGTTTCTGACGTCTTCGCGGCGGTTTCGGATGCGCCGGCGCGCGCTGCTGATGTCTGCGCCGCCGTCGCGCTGGCGGCTGCGGCAGCAGCTGAATCTCCGGCGGCAGTACGGGAGGCATCTGCATTCGCTTCAGATGTTTTCGCTGCGGCTGCCGATGCGGCTGCCGCCGTTCTGGCTGTGTCAGCCGACGCCGCGCTGGCTGATGCCTCCCCGGCTTTTGTGGTCGCCGTACCTGCGCTGCTCTCCGCAGATGCTGCGGATGAGGCTGCCTGTGTGGCTGATGCTTCTGCCGCTCCGGCTGCATTCACTGCTGCCGTGGCGCTTTCCGATGCCTGACCTGCTGATGTCTGCGCCTGTTCAGATGCCTGCCCTGCGGCGGTGGCATTCCGCGATGCCTCCGATGCCTGGCGGGCAACTTCTTCCACCATCGCCTCAAAACGCCGCAGCGCCTCCGGGCGGACGTCGTCTTCCGTCATGGCCCCCAGAAAATCATTCAGGGTGCCCGGCTTTGAATCATCGTAAACCGTAATAACTCCGGCATGTGACGGGGGATACCCGTCCACCAGGAGCGTGACAGTGTACTGCCCCTGCTCCACATCCATGCTGTAGCGCCCGGCGTCATCCGGATTTTCTGATGCCACCGTATTCACGACCACCGTCGTACTGGTCCGGCAGGCCTTCAGCTGAATGGTGCAGTTCTGTACCGGCGTTCCCGTACCATCCTTCAGTACGCCGGAAATAAGTACTGGCATATTGCCTCCATAAAAAAGCCCGCCCGCAGGCAGGCTTCAGATTCATTCACATCTCAGCACTGATTATCCGGGTCACGTAAATATGCCGGCAGAGAACACTGGACGCTCCGCGTGATTGTTTTTCCCTTTGCCTCGCGGTGCTGTTTCTGCCCACGGTCGGTGCCGGTATAAATCCGGGTCTGGTTTTCAATATTGCTGTTGCCGCTTCCTCTTCCGTTATCGGCAACGGCAGCAGTGGAAAATAAAACGGACAGGGAAAGCCCTGCCGCCAGAGAAATTACGCGCGACATAGTCATATTTGTTCCTCATTAAACGAAAGGGACCGGAAATCCGGTCAGTTTGTGAAGTTGCTCCCCGACCGGGAAACCATCACCAGCGGCCAGACGGAAGCAGACGTGGTGTACTGCCCACGGACCCTCAGAGAGACGCTGATATCCACGACAGGTGAAGTGGTGTAGACCGAAAAGACGACGGTCTGATACATGGCCGGAATCCCTGCGGTATACGGCATAACCTCCGCCGTTTTCACCTGGCCGTTAATATTTATCGTGACGGTGATGGCACCGGCGCCACCGTTACGCTCACAGTTAGCCATCACCGTGATGGTTTTCCCTATCTGATAGGTGGCGCTGTCGGTATACCGTGTTGAGGTGCTGCGTTCGTCGTTCGTCGCCCTGATGCTCACGCCCTGCATGACTTTTGAGCCGCAGATATCACCGACAAACTCTCTTGCTTCTATCACGCCAGAAAACTTACCGGAGGTGGCATTGATTTCTCCCGTAAACGAGCCAGATACAGCGTTGATATGGCCGCTGATATCCGCATTTTTCGCAGTCAGCTTTCCATCCGGCGTCAGGGAAAATGCCGGAGGATTCCCGCCACTGGTAATGGTCGGCGCGCTCAGGTATTTCAGGAACGCCTCATTCATGATTATCTGGTCGCCCTGCATGACGAATCCGGGCGTCTCGTTTCCGTTTGCCGGGTTAATATAAGCAATGCGATCCGCCGCCACCAGGAACTGGCTTATCTTCCCGTCAGGCGTGTCTTCCATGCTCAGTCCAAGTCCGGCCACATAATATTTGCCGTCTTTGGTCTGCTCTATTTTGACGCCCCACATGGCGTTCCATTTATCGTTAGCGTCCTGCCACTCCTTCGAAAACTGCTGCAGTTTGCTGGCGTTATCCTCCGTCAGTTCTACTTTTTCCAGCAGCTCCTTACCCAGGTGACTTTCAGTTATCTGCCCTTTGAAAAAATCCAGATAGCCTGCGGCATCGTTGCTGGCCTGCCCGGTCGCCTCCACGAATGCGGATTTACCGACCTGATTTACCGCCCGGATATAAAAATAGTAATCCCTGCCGGGCCTGATATTCACGCTGGCCGCTATCCAGTACAGCGCCGTTCCCAGATATCGTGCGGCGTTTTCCACCTGATGGATATCCGTAATCTGCGCGTCTGAAAACCAGAACTCATACTGCACCGTCGGGTCATATACCGCCTGACGCGGTGTGGCTGTAATCTGGAAATAGCCAGGGGTGAGTTCGATAAATGATGGTGCCGCTGGCGCGGAGATGCTGAACTGTGTGCTGGCCAGGTCTCCCTGTTGTCCCTGGCTGTTCACCGCCCTGACGGACAGGGTGTAGCTCCCCGGCGTCAGCCCCCGGAACCGGTACTGCGTATCCGGCGTTCCTGCGCTGCTTACCAGCCGGTCACTGCCATCTTCCGCCGCCACGTTCAGGCGCAAAGAAAAAGAGACGCCCTTAACAACTCGCGGTGTGTCCCAGCGCGCCAGTACCTGATACTGTCCCTCCTCCGCCAGAATTTCTGTGGTCAGATGCTGTATCGCCGGGGGAACGGTGCCGTGAATCGTTCCGGGTTGCAGATCGAATGATGCCCCGTTGTCCACGATGGACTCTTTTTCCGGAACATGCTGTATGGCGGTGATGGCATACGTTCCGTCGTCGTTTTCCCGGACAGCCACACACCGGAAGAGGCGCTGGCGCAGTGACGGCAGTTTCAGCCCCCAGACGCTGTATTCCGCCACGCCGTCCGGTATCCGGATGACCTGAACCTGCACACCGTCGGTAACAGACTGCACGTCCACGCTGACCGGCAAGCCTTCGCCATCCACCAGGCTTATCAGCGTGGTGCCGGACGACGGCAGGGTAATCTCCCTGTCAAGGGTCAGAATGCGGCGGGCGCGGTCTACGGACAGAATCCGCCCGCCCAGGCTGATGCCGGCATAATCCTCGTCGCAAACCTCTATCACATCACCGGGAACGTGGCGCAGCCCCTCCGCCCCCACACTAAAATCAACCGTCTGAGTTTCCAGCAGCTCCGTTTTTATCAGCCACAGCCCGGCGCGGTGCGCCTGCCCGCGACTGGTACAGCCAAACGCATCCATTTTTACCAGATTGCGTCCGTAGTGACTGATGGCGACCGTGTCTTCCACCAGTTCCGTGGATGTCTGCCAGCCATTATCAGGGTCAGTCCAGTTCACCTCTACCGCATTATGGCGGTCCTTCCGCGCACTGAAGCTGTAACGGAACGGTGTACCCTCATCCGGCATCACCACATTGCTGCGGGTATAGGTCCAGACTGTATCCGAGGGCCTGTCCTGCACGAAGGTCAGCCTCTGCCCGTTCCACACCGGCATACAACGCATGGCAGAGCAGAAGTCGGTCAGCACATCCCACGCCTTACGCTGCTGCGCCAGATACGCATTAAAGGTCATACGCGGCTCTGTCCCGCCGAATCCGTCAGGGACCATCTGGTCGCAGTACTGGCCTATTGCATACAGCGCCCACCTGTCCACGTCCGCCGCGCCGATTCGCTGTCCCATGCCATAACGGGGATGAGTCAGCATATCCCAGAGACACCACGCCGGATTATTGCTGTATGCAGGCTTTAACGTGCCGTCCCAGATGCCGCTGTAGGTTCGCGCTACCGGATCGTAATTCGACGGCACCTGAATAATCCGCCCGAAAAAATGGTAATTTCGCGTCACCTGCTGGCTGCCGAACTGCTCAGACTCCACCTGCAGGCCAATCACCGCGGTATTGGGATAGCGCTGCCGGACATCAATAATCTCGGTATACGACGACCAGACCGTATTGTTCTGTAACTGGTCAGTGGTACTGTCTGCCGTCACACGCACCATCCGGATACCGAATGGTCGTGGAGGGAGATTATCCACTATCACCGAGGCCAGATACTGTGTGGTTGTTTTCCCGGTAATCGTAATCTCTTTTTCCACCACCCACTGACCATAGCGCTCAAGATGGATTTGCAGCCTGACCGATGTCGGATTGCGGTCGCCCTTGCTGTTGGCCTCCACCAGTGACTGCACGCCGAACGTAAAACGCAGGCGGTCAATATTTGCAGCCGTGATGGTTCTGGTCACCGGATTGTCGTATTTGACCTGTACACCAAGCACCGTCTCGGCGCCGGACGATTCAAATCCCTCCAGCGGGGTCTGTTCCTGCTCACCGACGCGGTATACCACCTTCACGCCGTGGATATTCGTGTTACCGTCGCGGTCCACCACCGGCGTCTGGTTTACCAGAACACTGTGCAGACCGTTCACCGGGCCTTCTATCGGTCCCTCGCTGATGGCATCGATGACGCTCAGCAGCTGCGTGGATTTCAGGTTATCCGGTGCCTCGCGGGGCGTATGCCCTTTTCCGCCGCCCTTTCCCATTTATTAACCCCGTAAAACGACAAAACCGCCCGGAGGCGGTTTTGTCTGAATCTGTTCTGTTGTCAGCGGCCAATCACCACAACCTGACCACCATCGCCTTCATCAGCGGTACTGACTTCCTGGGAAATCACGCGTGACCCCACCTGCATCTCGCCGTACAGCACCGGCAACGTGTTACCGTTGGCAACCATGTTATCCAGCGACGAGAAATACGTGTTCTGCCTGCCGTTATCGGTCTGCCTCATTTCGGGCATTTTGGGTTTTGGTGCCAGCATCTGCGCCACACCGCCCAGAATCATCGACGCCCCGGTCATATACATGCCGGATACCGCCGCCGCTCCCAGCCAGCCTGCCGGGTTCCACCAGGCAACGGCAATCAGCGCCGCACCAAGCACCGCCTGAAACACCCCGCCAGATTTGGCCCCGGCCAGACGCGGCACAATATGAATCACCGCGCCAGGCGGCAGCGGGTCATGCAGGCTGGTTGTCAGGGTATCAGCCGTAACATCGTCTCCGGCTATGCGTACCTGATACCAGCCGTCGCTCAGTTTCTGCCGGAGACCGGGCAACTGTACCGCCAGTGCCCGGACAGCTTCAGCACCACTGGCTACCTGCAGGCTGACGCGGCGGCAAAATCGTTGCAGATCCCCGTAAAGGCAAATTCGCGCCATGCCCGGTGTCGCCAGATGGAGTGCGTGCGTCGTTGCCATTTGTCGGTATACCTCTCACGTTTACTCAGTTGTTCAGGAATATGGTGCAGCAGCTCTCCGTCGCCGCAGTAAATCGCTGCGTGGTTCGGAACGGAGGAGCCAAAGCAGCAAATCAGCACGTCGCCAGGCTGCGCACTGGCTGCGCTGACACGGTAAAATCCCGTCGTCTCCAGATTATCCAGATAGAGATTGTCACCATGCCGCCACCAGTCGTCGTCCCGGTGAAAATCCGGCATATCAATCCCCGCCAGATGATAGGCATCACGGAACAGCGTGTAACAGTCAAAAACCCCATGTTTAAACTGTCGTCCGGTCAGGTGTGGCACACAGCGGAATTTATGTACCTGGCCGTCGCATACCAGCCACCACGGCAGGTCGCTTTGAACCTGCAGCCTGCGGTCCACATCGCTCAGATAAGGCTGTCCACCAGGATGGCTGTGAACCAGCGCCACAATATCCCCCTGCGTTTCAGCCATCAGCCAGTCCTCCGGCGCCATACGGAAATAATCCTCCGGCGCGGCAGAAATATTCACACAGGGGAGATACCGTTCTCCCGCCTGTGTTCTCACCACGAAGCCGCACGACTCCGCAGGCGCACACCGTCGGGCGTGCGCCAGAATATCCTGTTCTTTCATGATGATTTACTGTGAAAGTTTATTAATGGAGAGGAAACCGCCAAAGTTTCCGGTATTGTTACGCAGGGCGCATCCCCGGGCGCAGCGGCTGCAGGCATCTTTTGCCGGATCGGCGGTAGGATTATCAAATTCATCTGCGGCAGCTGGTCCCGTATAACCGCATTCGTCAGAGCGGTATATCCATGTACAGGTATTGGCCAGCATAATTCGCCCGGGGAAGACACATCCGTCCGTTTCAGTCGGTGTTGCCAGGACAAATGTCGCACTTACCGCCGTCAGATCACTGCACTGCTCGATCACCCATCGGCTTACGGATTCCTGCTCCGGGTCAGCCTCCTGGTTGCCGTTTTGAAAATTCACGGCATCGAGAAACCGGGCATATACTATCCTGCGGACGACCGTCGCCCCAACCAGGCTATGCAAATCCTCCACCATTCCGGTCACCATACCGTAAAGATTGGATACCTTCAGTGACGGGCGCGCAGCTGCGCCTTTGCCGTTCATTTCAAATCCGCAACCGTCTACAGGATAAACGTCATATTTCCGTCCCTGCCAGGTAACCGCCTCCCCCTTTTCATTCGCCTCGTTACAAAAAAAATAACGATCACCGCCAGACTGTGTCAGATCGATTTCCCACAAAGTGATCCTGGCGGACTGCGCCAGTTTAGCGGCTTCGTTCAGCGTATCCTGCGAAATGTCCTGCATCACTCCTCCTCAGATAACAACCTGTTCAAAAGTCGTGGTCACAGTCACCCAAAGAGAGCCAACGCTAATCGACCATTTGCGGCAAATCACCCGAATTTGTGTCCAGGTATAAGGCGGTGTCCAGAGAAAGGATTTCACTCCACCGTGGCGGGATAAAAATGCCTCAAGGTTCTGATGTTCTCCCTTACGAATCCGGACCGTTACGTTATACTTCGCCAGATGGTTGTTCAGCCCGGCTGGACGCCGTTGTTCATACCCGTCACCCAGTTTTATGGAGGTGACTTTTGGTTCTGATTCCACTGTCATATCAGGGCGGATCTTCCAGTTAAATGTTTCCATTGTTATCGCCCTCCTCCAGCAATACCCCCGTCACGCGACTGCTGTTGCCAGAAATCAATGGCGGCTTTTTTTCCAATGTTATATACGGCCTGTAATGCCTGCGGACCAATCTGTCCGTTGCCGGCGTCGTTGTGGATTTCAATGTTGTATTCAGGCGCAAACATCGCCATCCCTCCTGAACCGGCTGCCACGACACCCAGCTTACCGTCAGCACCACGACGAAGTGGTAATATTGCCTCTGGCCCTGCCTCGCCCATCACCCCGGCACCTTTGGCAAAAGCAAAAAATGTCGGGCGATTAACAATGCTGCCGCTGTACTGGCTGAGTCCTGCCGAACGGTACACGCCGCCGTCCGCATTCGGAATAACCGACAGCGCCGCAGAACTGTATGCCCCTGATGGTGTACTGCCGCCTGCCGATGTGCCAAAGCCGAACATTGCCAGCACTGAACCCAACAGTTTAGAAGCCGCAATACGTGCCTCCATTTTTGCAAGGTCAGCCAGGATGGAGACCGTCAGGCTCCGGAAACTGCCCTTTCCGGTCACGGCAAAATTCGCGATACTGTCCGCCATGCCGTTAAATGCGTTTGTGAAAACGTTCTCCGTCATGCCTGCCACATTGCCGCCCTGCGCCAGAAAGTTATCCAGCGCCCGCGACGCCCCCAGAGTCCAGTCTCCCTGCGCAGCGTCAACTTTCGCATTGTAATCCGCCCACTCAGCCAGCCGGCGATCGAGACTGTCCTTCAGCGCCTGCTCCGCCTGACGGTATTCATCAGAACCGTATGTCCCTTTTGCCTTGCTGTCGCGCTTAAGCTGCTCCAGTTGTTCCTGGTAGTGCTGCTGAATTTTCAGACGCTCTTCGTACCGGCCTCGTTGCTGATCGCCCATACCCATTGTGGCCAGCGCCATTGCGTGCTGTTGCCTGACGCGGGATTCTTCGTCAGCGAGCTGGCTGGTCAATGTGAGCGTCTTTTTCTTCAGTTCATTAAGGGCATTCTGGTGTTGCAAATCCTGTTGTGAGATATCCAGCTTCTGTAGCGCAAGCGCGATTTCATCCTTATGTGCCAGTACGCTTTGTTCATCCGCCGTCAGTTTTTTACCGGACAAATCAGCGATGCGCTGCTGAAATGACAAAAGCTGCTTATGCGCTTCCGTCATTTTTTCGGTCGTGGAAAGCTTCGCGGCGGCAAGCTGCCCTTCAGTCTGCGCCTGTTGCTGGCTGTACTGCAAAAGCAGTCGCCTGGCCTCGTCGTTGTGGTAAGTCTTTGGCTTTTTCGCCTGTTGTGACAACGCCTTTTTATGACGTTCATTTTCGCGCTCCAGTGCGGCATTGCGTACAGCAGCATCGGCATACTGCATGGCGGTAATGCGCGCCACCTCCCGTTGGTGCCGCAGGGATTCAGTTTCATTATCCCGGTTCAGCGCGGCATTCTGCTCGTTCCGACGTTTCTGCGTTTCCTGATAATTACGCTCTGCCTGCGCCTTCGCATCCAGCAGGTCCTTCTGGCGTTTCTGTTCCTGAAGTTCGTTCAGCTGCTGCTGATCGTATTCAGTCCGGGAGGAAGACACCGTCCAGGGCGTTTTTCTGCCGCGCGCGATTTTTTCCTGCAGTGTCGCGATCTTTTCATCGAGCGTGTCTTCCCGCCCGATATCCAGCATCCGATCCCATGCCCACTTCGCCGCATCACCGACAGCATTCCATGCTCTTTCAATCCAGCCCAGATTGTCGTGTACGTCCCCCATCCGCTTATTCATTTCTTCCGAATACGCAGACATGGCAATTTTCGCGGCATCAGCCACTCTTCCCTGCTCGCCCAGTACCCTGATTTGTTCAAGCTGGGTGGCTGTCAGAAAATGCAGTGTCCTGTCCAGTTCTTTCGCCGCATTAACCGGATCGCCCTGCAGGCGTTTAAACTGGTTAACTGTCTCATCAACAGACTGCCCCACCACCTGCTGCATTCTGGCGGCGGTTCTGGACACCATCTCCACTGCAGAACCGGAAAAAGCGCCACTGCCCACGACCTGCTCCAGAACGCCCGCCGCATCGTGCCGTGTGACACCATTCCCGGCGAGCAATTTCGCCATCTCATTAAGCTGGGCTGTGGTTTTTCCGGCATAACTTCCGGTCAGAATAAGCTGTTTATTGAACTCCTCGCTTTCTTTTGCTCCCTCGTAGTACGCTTTACCCAGTCCGTAGACAGCAGCGGCAATCGCCGTGACCGTACCACCCACCGCCAAGCCTCTGGGTGACATCAGCGCGTCAAGCCACCCCGCGCGGTTGGCGAGGGTTATACCACTCCCCCGTAATGCGCCAAAGTTTCCCCGGGCAAGCTCACCAAAAAGTACACCTATTTCTCTGCGTGCTGCTGCGCTTTTCAGCCCCAGCGAGTGGGTGACTGTGCCGGCCTTTTCCATTTTTTTGATGTACACATCTGCCGCACCGCTGACACCAAGCTGGGCAGCTTTCACCCGTAACAGCTCAGTGGCAGAGAGTTTCTGCCGGGTCGCCTGCTCTTTGAGTTGCTGAATAAACCGGGCTTTTTGTTTAGTGGCGGCGGCCTCCGCATCGGTCAGGCTCCGGTTTTTTGCTGCCACTTCTGAAGTCAGCGCCAGATAATCCTGCTGCGCAATACCACCGCTGTTTCTCGCCTGGCGAATTTGCGTCTGGATACGCTGCAGCTGCTGCAGGCCATTCTCCAGCGATTTTACGCTGTCGATCTGACGGTAAAATGCCGCGCTCGCTTGGTCCTGGGCTGCTGCGACCGCGGCAGCCTGAACACGCTCTTCCTGCATTTTCTGGCTCAGTGCGGCAACATGACGCTGCGTCATGTCGACACGCCGGGCCACCTGGTCATATCCCTGCGCCGCCATGACCATCGCCTGTTTCTGCCGCGTGCCGGCATCAGACGCGGCAATACTACCGTCCACATATGCCCGGCCCTGGCTTTTAAGTGCTTCAATAAGATTTTTTTGCCGCTGTGTGACGATGTCGGTTTTCCCCGAGACCTCATCCAGCAGTTTTTTCACACGGGGCACTTCATTTTTAAAGTCTGCGGTATCGACACTTAAATCAATGACCAGGTTCGCTATCTGGTCCATAGCGGACACCTCCGGTAATACCTTCGCCCAGGATCATCAGTTCATCATCCGTTTTTTCGTGCAACGACTCAGGATCAGTGATCAGGCTGAACATTTCTGCATCGTGATGCGTGCCTGTAACCAGTCCGGAAATCAGCGATTTCAGCGTTGCAAACTCCGCATCCAGCAACATGTCACTGAAGCTGTTCTTCCCGAAATGCTCCGCCCACTCACCCAGCTCTGTCGCACTCATTTCCGCCAGCATCTGCCGCCAGTCTGGTCGCCGGAACTCACGCGCGAGCCGCATCACAAACGCCAGCTCCCGGTTCAGGACTTTTCCGGCGTGGTCGTGTCCTTTTCACTCCCGCTGTCGTCTTCCTGCGATGCCGGAAGACGCATACCACTCAGGGACAGAACCATATCAGCGCCACGTCCCAGCGCCTCATAAGACCATTCCAGTCTGACGGACTCATACAGGGCGCGGGCCTCCTCCTCTTTTTTGCTCTCACACAGGGAGCGGGATACCAGCCATGCATTAATATCCACCCCCATCTGCATAAATTCTGTCTGACGCTCTGCTTCCGTCAGGGTTTCAGGCTGTGCGTCATAGTCTGCCGTCCGCTGCTGAATAAACTTCAGATAATCCACACGTTGCAGGGCAGAAAGCTCACTGAGCACGATGGAATGCCCACCGTAGTTAAAGGTGTCTGTATTGAGAAACATGATGATTTTCCATAGAAGCCCCGGAACCGGGGCGGACTGATAAGAGAGGGTTATGACGCCGTCACTGTCACTGCTGCCACCGCGACAAGACTGCCGTCGCTGCTGATGCCAACAATATTCACGCTGCCCGCCTTCACGCCTTTAACCGTGGCCACATTATCCTTCAGCGTGACGGTGGCGATCAGCGGATCGGCGGTCGCAATCTGCAGCGTTTTATCTGACGCGTTATCAGGTTTTACCGTAAATGTCAGCGTGGTGGTGGCTCCGGCAGCCACCGTGGCACTGGCCGGCGCAACGGTCACGCCGGATACGCTGACCACGTCAGGTGTATCCTCCTCCGCAAGAGAAGGACGCCCGACGCCGGTGATTTTTACGCTGCGTGTCATCACCTCTTTGGACGTCACGGTTTTACCCAGTGAACTCAGCCAGCCGCGGAACACATCAACCGTCCCGTTAGGATACCTGATACGGAAGGCGCGAACTTCGCCGGTGTCAAACAGCTCAACCAGTTTTTTCTGTCCGGTCTCACCGGGTTTCCAGGCCAGCGTGGCCGTGGTGTCACCGACGCTTTTCTGCCCCTGCGTGGTGCTTTTCCAGTCGGCATTTTCATCATCAAGATAGTCATCGTCTTCCGCATCTGCACTCATTTCTCCGGGCTGCAGATCCTTAATACCTGCCAGTCGCAGCCAGTCATCGTCAGCCAGTGGATTTTTAAACGCATCGCCGCTGCCGGTATACAGCCAGAATGTGGTTCCGGCGCCTTTCGTTTTTACCAGCGGGTTTGGTGTTCCCATCATATCCTCCTCAGTTGATATAGGTGATCCGGTAAGTAATTTCTGCCATCCCCCACGTTGCCATTTCGCTGTCACGCTGGTAGTCATAACCCAGCGGCGTCATCGTATCGATAAGGCGCTCCAGACCATTGACCTCTTCCAGCGCAGGAAAGATTTTTTCTTCCATCCACGTATCAAGCTCCGCATCCGGCGCCTGTGCCTTCAGAAATACCGCCACATGGAGCACTGCCTGCCAGTCATTCTCATCGGTCATGACGCCGGTATACTGGGCATCGGTCAGCCAGACGGCCAGCGCTGGCAGGTCTTCAGGTTCAATAAATGCCGGCAGACCATCGAACAGCGTGACGGTCTCACCTGCCAGGGATTCCAGGTCTGCCAGAATCGCCTGGCGGATTTGGGTATGTTTGTTCATCGGGTGAGATACAACCTCAGTTGTTGTTTCAGCGCATACACCAGTTGTTTAGGCATCTCCTGCTCCAGCATGCGTTTTTTCTCTGTTTCAAACGCCTGCGTCAGTGGGGTGACCAGCGGGATTTTGACGACATCAATCGGGTAGCGGTTTTTGCCGTTCACGCGTCGCATAACATGCCAGCGCCCGTTAGCCAGTTGCTGAATAAAGGCATCCCGGAACAGATACGGGCCGATTTTCAGCACGCTGCCACGGCGCAGGAGCTTTCCGCCGCGCCGGGACAGCCTGACCTGGGCAGTACCAAGTTTGATGGCGGGCAGGTTGCCGCGGTTCACCCGGATACGGGCATAGTTTTTCCCTGTCGCACTCGCTTTCCAGAGTCTGACGCGCTGTTTCACCAGCCGGAAAGGGATCCCTTTCTTCTGGTTATCACCTGCCACGACCTCTTTCGCCACGCGGTGCGTGGCGGCGGACACCGCCGAGGCCGCCACGCGGTTGACTGCCCAGGCGCTGGCCTGCGGCACCATACGGCTGTCCAGGCTGTTCAGGTTACGAATGGCATTCTCCAGCCCCTTCAGAGACATGATTCACTCCAGTGAAATCTGGTATTTTCCGTTGACGCGCTGCCAGCGGGTGACGGTAAAATCCTGCCCCTGCCAGAGCACGGCCTGCTTTCTGGCGGGCCTGTACTGCGGGCTGAACACAATCAGGTGTGTCCCCTCCCCGGAAAGCGCACCCAGTTCAGCCGGAAATGTGGTCTCCGCAGCGACATACTCCGCCCCGTCAATCAGGACAGGCCGCCCGAAGCGGGCAGCCGTCACCTCGTCCATCCTGGTGCTCAGGCGATCAAAGGGATTAGCCATTAAGCCGCACCGGCACAATCTCATCCCCTTTTGCCGCCGGCGCCCAGGTCACGCCCACCAGTGGCAGTCCGCCCGTCGCATCCAGCTGCACCTTACCGTCTTTCAGATACACTTTTTTCCCCGCCGCCATCACGTCGGTGGCCAGTTTGGGGACCAGGAAAACGCCGTGGGCGATGCCGTCCCCGGTGGCGCCTGCCGCAATATCGGTGACAGCGACGACGAACACATCGCCGGCCTGCACCAGATCGCCACTCTTTACCGCAGCGGTGGCCGTAATGGCGAGCGTGGTGCCCGCCTGTACATAATTCTTTGCCATAATGATTTTCTCCGGTCCGGTCACGAATGCCCGGATTTCAGGCGTAAAAAAAGCCCTGACGGGCCACTCGGATGGTTATTTTGGGTGGTTACGCGGAACACTTCACCAGACCGCGGTGATCGACCGGCGCCACCCCGGCATCGATACGCACTTTGGTGGTCACGCCGTCGACGCTGAAACCGTCCTGCTGATCGATATACGGTGTATCCACACCATTGAGATAAGCCACTTCAATCGTGTCAGTGCCTTTGGCGGCAGCCAGATAAAAGGTGGACTGGCTGTTATCGTCCAGACGCGGCTCGGCGATGACGGTCGCAAAATCTTTCACCGGGTTAATAATGCCGGCGTTAATGTCCGCGCCTTTCACACTCGTGGATCTGATCACCTGGTTAGTGACGGACTCCAGTGCTGTCGGCACCAGCACGAATGCCGGACGAATATTCAGGTGACGCTCACCTTCTTTCTGGGTGCGCATCAGCTGGCGGGCTTTATCCAGTGATGCCACATCCATCAGCGCCCCTTCCAGTACGTTCGCGTGTTTCGCCTTGTCGAACAGGTTCACGTTGTCCGTGGACATTTTCGGGTTGGCGGTCAGAATGGCATAAACCAGATCGGCAATGGTGGACTTCGCTGCCCGCCCCAGCTTCATCGGGACATCGGTCAGCATGTTCAGATCGTCGTTAATGATGGCCTGACGGGTGATGCTGAACAGTTCCCCGTAGGTTGCCAGAGCAATGGTGGCCTGTTTGTCCCCGGTGGTGACGTACTTATATTCCGCCCCTTCGCGCACCTGACGCAGGGCATTAAAGCCCCCCATACCCACACGGTGTGCCGTTTTAAAGTCAGAAAGCTGGCCTTTGCGCGTCCACTGTTCGTAGGTTTCCGGGGCTTCCTCCCAGCCCTGAAGAATGGCCTTGTTCGCCACATCCAGCAGAATATTGCCGAAATCTGAGGTGCTGTGCGTGAACGCTATCCCGACCATCTGCATCGGATTGAGTGTCGAGACACCCACGCCACGTTCGGTCAGTGACATACGCGCCAGTTCCCGCATGGTCATGGCGTTATACGGGTTATCGGCCTGGCTGCTTTCAAACCCCGCCCGTGCCATCAGGGAAGCCCGGATGCCGTCCCCGGCAAAGTTACCGTTGCCCGCATAGATATGGGAGAGCATCGGATTATGTGTGTTCTGCGTCCCGCCCAGCGTATTGGTGGGTGTCACCCCCCTGCCCAGTGCCTCCAGTAGTTTGTCTTTCGCCGCGTCCACATTGCAGTCCACATCCGCAATGCACTGCGCCATCAGCTCGCCGTGGCGGTTACCGAACATACCAAACACATTCTGGATCCCGCTGATACGCTGTCGCTGCTCTTCCTGAAAACGGGCGCGCAGGGTGATTTCATCCGTCCCCGGAGCAGTGGTAGCAGGTTGTGGCGACGGTGTGGTGACCGCCACCGGCGGCGGGGTCACGATGGCCTGCGGCTCCGGCTGCGTCAGTGTCCCGGCGTTACCCTGGGGGGCAATAATCATGTTTTTGACGTTCTGTGGCATATGTTCAAATTCCTCAAGTCGTTTTGAATACAGCTGAGCCATTGCCCGGACGGGCTGAATAACTTTGTCGGCAAAGCCTTCCCGGACACACTCGGTACCACTCATCCAGGTCTCACTGGCGAGCAGCGCGGCAATATCGTCCGGTGACTTCCCCGTTTTTTCGGCGTAAATCGGGATGATGACGCTTTCCATCTTGTCGAGCAGATCGGCATAGTCGCGGATATCAGAGGACTCACCACCGGCAATACCGCGTGGGCGGTGGATCATCATCATCGCGTTTTCCGGCATGATGACGGGGTCGCCCACCATCGCGATGACCGACGCCATCGAACAGGCCACACCGTCCACATACACCACTTTTCTCGCCGGGTGATTTTTCAGCAGATTGTAAATGGCCAGCCCGTCGAAAATACTGCCACCCGGGGAATGAATATGCAGGTTGATCTGCGTGATACTCCCCAGGGCCACCAGCTCTTCGGCAAACCAGTGCGCCGAAATTCCCCAGCCACCAATTTCATCGTAAATACTGATATCGGCCGCGTTATTCGCCGCCGCGCGGATGGTGTACCAGGATTCAGCGCCGCTTTCGTTCTTCCCGCGCGCGGCTGCCATCGCCCTGGGTGGACTGTTCAGGGTCCTTTTTTTCCTCTTTAACATCGGATCGTTCTCCGGTTTCATGCGCCGGATCGGTGTCAAACACCAGCCCCAGCTTACGGTTTTCATCAGTTTCCGCCTTGCGGCGGCGTTTCACGTCGGCAGGTGCGCCCCCTCTGGCCCTCACCCAGTCACCTTCTGTTGCGGCCCCGCCACGTATCAGCACCCGCCAGGCGTTAGCCTCTTTGAGCGGGTCAATCCACGGCATGACAGGCCCGGAATACACCGCATTAAACAGCGATGACATATCCGTGCCGGCAGGTACCTCAATGGCACCGGAAGCCACCGCAGCAGCCAGCCAGCGCCGGTAGAGAGGACGGGTAAAGGCAGCAATAAAGCTGTCCTGAAGGATGCTGTACCCCTCCTGCGCCTCCACCAGCTCCTGACGCTGAGCGCTGTAGGTGCCGTCATAGTTTCTGGCAATGGAAGAGAAGCTGCCGCGCAGTCCGGCGGCCACCGCACGAAGCTGCCCCATCCGGAAAGATTCCAGACCCGCATTCGGGCGGTCTGATTTGATCATCCCGATATCCTCCCCGGGATTCAGACCGTCAAACAACATGCCGGGCTGGATTTGTGTCTCTTTACGTTTCTCCGGCGCCACATAGCCGTCGGTGCCGACATCCTGCTTTTTGATGAACATGCCGAGAGACGCGGCAATCCGCGCCGCGATGCGCTCGCTGTCCTCGTACTCTTTCAGGTCCATCAGACGAATGATGACGGGGGCAAGAAGAGAAGCGCCGCGCGCCTGATTAAGACGGCGGGTAAAGCGCAGATGCAGCATATTTTCCGCAGTCACCTCTTTAACGGCGACTGCCGCAGCGCCCGCCCCAGGCCAGGACTGGCAGACCAGATATTTCACCGGACGCCGCCACTCGTTGAAGTAAATCCCCTGTACCAGGTTGCTGCTGTTGTCGGTCTTCTCCAGCGGGATATAGTCCGGCTCCAGCGCCTCAAGCCAGAAAGGCACCCCCGCCACAGGAGACAGCCCGCTGATTTTTCCGGTCAGCACCTGAGTGAACACCTCTCCGTCACGCAGCCAGGTGCGCAGCATCAGCCTTTCCAGAACGGGACGGGTGTACTGCCCGGTCACCTCCGGCGAAACCGACCATTCCGCCCAGCACCGGCGGATTTTTTCTGCCAGCACAGAATTCAGCGTACCGGCCCCCGTCAGGGGCTGGGGTTCCACGATGATCCCCTTCGCGCCAATGATGCGCTCTTCCATTTTGTCCAGCGCGCCAATCACCAGGTCGTGGTTGTTGTCAAACCACCGGGCCTGCTCCCGCAGCGACTTTCCGGCCAGCTGGATAAGCTGGTCCCCGCTGCGGTTTTCACGCTTCACCCTGTGGGTACGCGTGGGTGTGATGGCTTCATACGCCCGGATAGCCATCCTGGAACGCAGACGGGACGCGCCCCACCCCGGAGCCAGCACGCCAATCGCTTTATCCAGAAAATTCATGTGAACCTCGCCAGTGAATGGAGTTGTCGATCGCAGTCCATCAGCCGCAGGCGATCCTCTATCTCCTTACGCCCCCGGCGAATATCCCCGAGGCTTTCCATCGTCATTGACTGTCCGTTCAGGGTGATGGATTTCCCCTGAAGCACGGCAAGTTCCGCGTCAAAATAAGCCTGCTGAAGTTGCAGTAACTGTTCCCGGGTCATAACCAGCCTCCGCCGGACACGCCGCCAAACGGCACTGCCGGGTTGTGTTGTTCTGTCATTTCGTGATTTTCACTCTCATCCGTCACAGGTTCAGGGTCTACTGCTGCTGATGTGTTGCGGCTGGATTGTGCAGGCTCAGGCAGGCGCGCCCAGGGCGGCGGATTATCCCAGTTGATACGTTCATAGCCGCGGATCATTACCAGGGCATGGGCATAGCAGAGTAAATCCAGCGCCTCGTTTGCGCCTTTACCAGGCTTCGTCCACCTGCCATCCATGCCACGCTCTTCGTAGGTCAGTTCTTCAAAAAACCAGTCGCCCAGCCAGTCAGGAATATGCACGTAGTTTGCCCCCGGCTCTTTACGGTCGAGGGCGGAGGCGATCCGGTCTTTAAGTGCATTGGTCTGCAGGAGATAGAGCGGAACTTCGCCGCAGGCGCGGGCCTGTCGGTCACTGCGCCCGGTATTGTTGGGATAGCTTTTGGAGAATATTTTTGACCGCGCGGTACTGTCCCCCTTAAAGAGATACACCCGACCGGCAAGCCCTTCCCGCCGGCAGTGGCGCCAGAACGCATACGCGTTATCCGTGACGCCATCCTCCCCGCCGGAGTCCACCCCCATGCATAACACACTCATTTCCTGCTCAGGATCCCCGACCAGAGGCCAGGCCCTTTCGAGGACATCCGTAATCAGTAAATGCCAGTCTTCCGGATACGCGCCGGGGTTTATCTGCAGGGCCTCGCCGCTCTCATCACAGCGTAGTGACCGGGTGATATTGAAACGGTCCACAATCCAGCGCTCACCATGACTGCCATAACCGACCACCTGCACGACGAAACGGCGCTTTTTACCGCCCTGAACGTCAACAGTAGCGACAAGGAAACGGACACCGTCGGGCACCCGCCGTGGGGGAAGTTTTTCTGCGCGGGCTATCAGCGTTTCGGCTTTACGTTGATCGAGGGATATGCGCGGGAGGTAAGGCAGTCCCCAGTCTGTATTAATAACGGCCTTCAGCGTTTCTTCACTGCCGGTGCGCTCATATTCTTCTTCCGCGGTCAGCAGTTTATAGACCAGTTGCTGCCACGTCTGATACGCCGCAGCCGGTCCCTCCATCCAGAAACTTGCGATACGTGAGCGCCGTGCCTCCCCACTTATCCCGCCATCTTTATTGATGAACTGCCCCTCTTTCAGCCAGACGCCGCGGTTATTCAGCCCGCGTTTCTGTTCCGGCTGAATTAATGCCAGACAATGTGGGCACTGAATACGCGCAGCCTCGCTGGCGGCCATCAGGTCCGGGTTATCCCGATACCCCACCATGTTTTCCATCGCGGGCTGGAACCAGTCGCCGCAGTGTGGACAGGGCCAGTACCACCGACGGCGATCGCCCCGGTTATAAAGAGAAAGAATGCCTGTCGTGGGCGGGGCCTCGTGCGGCGAAGAACGCCGCCATTTCACATCGGTGATTTCGCGACCGGGCGAGCTTTCCGCCAGCGTCATCCCCGCTGACATAAAGGTGGTGGTACGTTTGGACGCCAGGGAAAAGCCATCCCCCTCGCCATCGATATCTTCAGGAAAACGGTCATAGTCGGTCAGCGCTACCCGCTTGTAATCCGACGAAGAAAAAACGGTTATGGACGGCCAGCCAATTTTCAGGAATGAACCATCACGAAACATTTTGTCGTGGACGTTGTTGTCATTTCTCGTCGGGCTGAGCCGTTTTCTGACTTCCGGGCTGTGGCGAAATGTACGCGCCAGACGGGTTTTGGAGTGCTCGCGCGCTTTGGTTTCGGTCATCTGAACCACCAGCATATCCGCCGGATCGCAGACAATACCGTAAACAATCCACCCGTCAATCAGCCCGAGAGTTTTACCTGTTCGAGCTGGTCCGGCGAAGATCACCGCGTCATACTCTCGCTTTGCCAGCACATTCATGGGTTCAAGCATGTAGGGTGTAAGCGTTGACTCCCAGGGCATTGACGTATTAGAGCCGTTTGGTACACGCATAAACTGCCTGACGGCATCAGCAACGGGGATCCGGCGAGGTGGACGCAGCAACTCCGCAACCTCCCGACGAATCTGAGCAACAGATGCAGCACCTGGATTATTCGTTCTCATAATTGATAACCTCATCGGCCAGAGTGTCGCGAAGCTCATCAACCATACTCTGGGCTTCATCGATTTGTGCCACATTCCATCCTTTGTCGCGTTCCAGCTTGTCGGGCCAGGTATCCAGCACCTGGGTAACGGCTTTAACAATGCAGGATAACTGCTCCCTCACCTCATCACCGTGGACAAGTTGTCTGGTGGAAACCTCAAGTTTTACCCGCTCATTCTCTGACTGAAACCAGTCTTTACGGTCTTTGGGTTCCATTTTTGAGGGGTCGTGAATATCGTCAGGGTCGGCAGAAGCTGGCGAACCAAAAAGTGCGGGACCAACATCCCTCAGGTTGTAAACAGGATTTCCCCGGATGGTGTTTGCTACAGGAATGTTGGCGTCAAGTAATTTGCGTTTTACGGCCTTTCTGTCCAGTGCGAAAGCCTCTGCAATTTTGGCGATGCTCCAGTTGTAAACATCCCTGATATTGCTGATGTCAGACATTCCCCACCTCAACGCACCAGCTGAAAATACACATTTCTTTGCGCAAACAATGCATTACATACTGGTCAGATGTCCTTTGCTTAACACAAATGGACAGGTGAAATTGAAATTAAACAAATAAAAACATGAAGTTATGACACATGGTGGTGTCCCCATGAAAATCCAAAAATGTGCCAAATCCCGCGCCGCTGCCGCCCCGTGGCGGCGCTCTCCCCCAGGAGTACCTTCTTCACTGATGGTTTTCATCCAACCCCATCTGATGATATAAGTGTAATCAAACAGTTACAGATCGGTTTGAGCATCATTAATTCATAAATAAGGAACAGTATCGTGAAATATTTTGCATTAATTTCAATTCTTCTGCTTTCTGCATGCGCAGGTCCTGCAGGATCCTACTGGGGCGTTGTACCAGCAAATACTGACATCTGCCCTTCCGGGCAATCAGCCTCGGGTGAGTGTCGTTAATTTTCATTTCCTTTCAGGCGTGAGTCTGTCGCACGGCAAAGCCGCTAGGAGTACTAGGAGTAAACGTTGAACCGGTCTCACTACTGAAAGACTCTCCTTGAGCGGTGCATGCGATGCGTATAAAAAAAGCCACTACATGTGTTAGTGGCTTTATCAGTTAGCTATAATTAATATTCGATTAAATAATCTTTACTAAATACCTTCAAATAATTTTTCTACGAGTTGTTTTCCATCCGTGTAATTTTCAACTCTATGACCTGAATTGGCTTTAACAAAAGAATAAAGTTTGTATGTACCGTCAAGTTCATTTAGGCTTAATGCTTCAATCTCTGGTAAATAGCGATTTTTATAATCATCAATTTGTGAATCAATATCACCGGAGTTTGGCCCCCTAATATCAGTACCTCTGTTTACTAATAATCGAGCTGCAAGTTTTTTCTGTCCATACTCAAGACATATCTCATAGTCAGCTCCAAAAAAACTCTCATTATCATCTGTAGACGTTACAATGACTTCTATTTCATTGTATTTCGCAGTAAATGAGCGCGCGCGCGTCGGTGAATAAGTTACTGTGAAGTCTTGAGATAGAAAATATTCAGCGATCTCTTTGAGAGCGGACTTTATAGCCAAAGGTCTTTGTTGTTCAACTACCGCATTTCTTTCAGCAATTATCTTTTGCGCACGAGCTTTCAAGTCTTCTAGATTTTTAGCCTTTTCAAGTGACATCATAACCTCCATTTCATAACAAGAAGTTACAGATTACATCTTAGTCTAAGCCATTCCAAGTATTCACGCAGGTAGTCATTGGATGTTTGATGGCTTAGTAGTGAATGAGATGCCAAAACTAACCAGCACGGCTTTCTTTTCCTCAATCCGGCGATTAAGTTCAGCCACTGCATGTGGGCGAATGGCATCGAGAAAGGCATTATCCTGGTAGGTAGACTGGATTGTCACACCAAGCCCATCACCACTTTCCAGTATGCTTTTCTGACGCTGTAGTTCTTTTATATCGTTATTGAGGTAATACGCTTCACTTAGGTTTTCTACGTTCATCGTGTAACCCTGTTGTTATTCGACTGCCTCACAGACTCGTAAATACGCTCACACGTCATTCCTGCCTGGTAGCGTTCGTCAGCGATTGCAGCATATCGTTTAGCTTCTGCTGCAATATCTCCGAGCATGTCGGCAAGCATTCCGGCGGTGGCGTCGGTTGTTTTGCTTCTGACGGAAGCGGCAAGATCTGCGGTGTGTTTTGCGGCGTCCAGGCGGGCGGCAAGCTTTGTTGCTTCGGTGCGCAACTGGCTAACAGTGGCAGACAGGCCAGCAGCAGTGGCAGCAGATTTAGCGGCTTGTGCTTGTGCATCTTTTACAGCCTCATCACGGGCAATAATGCGGCCCTGTTCAATAATACGGGCGGCGGTCTGGGCGTTGACCTCCTGAGAGGATTCAGCGCTGTCGCGATCTGCCCATTTTTTTTGCCAGCCCCTGTCACTCCAGACATTACCGGCGATAAACGTACCAGCCATCAGCAAAATAAAGACCAGCTGCAACCAGTATCTTTTCAGAAGAGCAGGTAACAGAGTCATACCAGCACCGATTTTGCTTTTTCAAAGCGCTCTCGCCTGTCACCGATGCCGTTCTGCCCTCCGTTGATGATCTGCGTAACACGTACCAGGTCGCCGGAGTATTTCAGACACCCTCTAGTCACAAAAAACCACGCTGCGGATCGGGCGGCATGACTTTCCAGCTCAAGCTGTCCCGGATTCGCCACCAGATCCAGTTTCAGGGCAACGCCACATCTGGTGTAATTCTCCAGCCCGGTAATCTGGATAAGCCCACGCCCGCGATACTTCCAGCCATCTCCGGCGTCTTTGTTACCCATGCGGCCACCGTAAACCAGATTGGCTATTTGCGGCTGGTGGGCAACCTGGCGATCATCAATACGCCCCAGCATTTCGCACTGATACGGCGTCAGGCGTTTACCAAACGTCTTCTTCAGCGCCTCCACCGAATAATTGAAGCTCTCCACCAGCCTTGTAAAACCAGCGCTTTCATGTCCCGCCTGAGCAATGAACATTGCCTGATCCAGTGGAGCAGTAATACCGAATTCGCTCATTGCCGCATCAATGTGTGGATACCAGCGCGCAGAAAGCCTGGCGCTGATACCAGCCGCCTGCTGAAATTGTGACTCATTCATGATTAAACCTGTGGGGGGTTGCCACCGCCAAAGCGGTTACTGAAATACGTTGAAATGATGGTGCTGATTTTCTTCACGCCGATAAACCCGATAGTGCCGCCAATGGCTATTGTCAGACTTTTCGGCACATCAAAATAATCCAGCGCAGAAACCGCCGTCAGGGTCAGGGAACCACACAGCAACCCTTCAAACAGCGTTTCTTTCCAGCTGCTGCCGTTATAGACCATGCGGAAAAACGCAACAACGATTGCCATAACAACGCCGCCAATGGGTACGTCTCCCCGCCACCAGCTTTGAAAAAGTTCGATCCAACTGTCCCACGAATGGGGATCAAAGTGCATTTTCATGACCTCCCCCTGTCAGGGAGACTAATTACCCGGGTATCGGGTGAGTGGAAAAAGAAAAGGCTACCGAAGTAGCCTTTGAGTTAAGTAATGAGTAGATAGATGTCGCAGTGCCGGTCGCTACCCGGTGAGCCTTTGGTTGATCTGCCGTGACTCGCGTCCATGTCAGCCGCTATTGTCAATAACTCAGATGATCAGTTTGCCCCGCACTAACGGGATTCACCGCAACATCATTACCATAACATGATAATTTACATGGTTTACTAGTTTAGGATTTATCTGTTTAACTTAACCATAAGAATCAGGCAAGGTTAGAAAACTGCACGATCCAGTCAATTGTGCGGTTCTCCTGCTAAAAGTGATGATGTACTCCTTGTTTATTTCAAATTCAGTATTTACTGCCCGCCTCTTCCCTTGGGCGGGTTTTTTCTGCCTGAAATTTGCCCTGTAACGATGGGCCACCGCCGCCGCGTGACCAGCGGATCTACACGGGATATATGGTCCGCCACCGGGGAGTCGAACCTCGTACCTACAGCTTAGAAATCTGTCCGGGTGAGCCAGTGGCGGTCGGTTTTTACGGTGCCGGGTGCCTCCCG